TCCAGGGCTTCACGAACGGCGTCGCGGTCACCGCGGCCACGGTCACGGCTGGCACCATCGCGGCTGGCGACAGCATCGTCCGCGCGGGCGACTACCTCCAGACCGCGAGCGTCGGCTCGGCGACCAGTGGCTCGGCCAACGGCGTCGTGACGGGCATCCAAGCGTGGATCCCGTCGACCGTGACGGCGACCCCGTTCTGGGGCCTCGACCGCTCGGCTGACCCGGTTCGTCTCGCGGGCCAGCGCCTCACGGCGACGGGCCTTCCGATGAACGAGGCCCTCATGGAGGCCGAGGCGCGCGTCGCCGTGCAGGGCGTCGGCTACCCCGACACGATCCTCATCAACCCGCTCGACCTCCAGAACCTCAAGAAGGCGCTCGGGTCGGACATCGTCTACGACCGCGTGCAGTCGAACGTCGCTGGCATCTCGTTCAAGGCCATCGAGTACGACGGCATGAACGGCCCGATGAAGATCATCAGCGACCCGTTCTGCCCGCGCAACAAGGCGTTCATGATGCAGCTCGCCTCGTGGGAGCTCAGCACGCTCGGCCCGGCGCCGCAGATGCTCGACTACGACAACAACGACTACCTCCGCGTGATCGACGCCGATCAGTACGAGGTGCGTTTCGGCCACTACGGCCAGTTCATCTGCAACAACCCCGGTGCGAACATCGTCATCACCGGCTTCGGTACCTGATCCGGGGCCTGAGAAAGGAGCCGAATCATGGCACTGAACCGATACCTGTACCCCCAGAAGGGGACCAACATCGTCCAGCAGGTGAACCTCTCGACGCGCGTCAACATCGCCAATGGTGGTGCCGTCGGAACCATCGTCTGCGGACAGGGGATCACCGTTGCGGCGGTCGACCTCGTCGGAAGCCCTGGACTCTACACGGTTACGCTCGACAACGCTTCCAGCGTTTCGAACATCGTGGTCGCTCGGGCTGGGTTCGTCAGCGCATACGCGCCCGCGAGCCACATCCAGTTCCACGTCACGGCGGTCAGCGCGACCGGCTGCACCATCCAGGCCTATCAGTCCAGCAATGGTGCGGTCGGTAACGTGAACGTCGCTGGCGGAACGCTCTGGGTTGACCTCATCTGCACCCTTAGCTCGGTGCCTGCGTGATGAAGGGCAAAGGCGGCATGGCCCTCATGATCGCCATCGGCAAGAAGAAGCCGGGGATGGGGAAGGAGCGCGGCTCCTCCCCTTCCCTCGCTTCCGACGACGAAGGCGAGGGCGAGGAGATGGGCATGGACGCGGAGCTCGGCTCCGTGCTCAAGGCCTACGAAGAGGCGAAAGCCAAGGGCAAGTGGGAGCAGGCCGCGGCGCTTTTCAAGGACGCCGTGAAGTCCTGCGGATACGAGGAAGAGGACTGACAGATGGCATACTCCCGGACGCTCGCTGAACTCGAACTGGCCGTGCGGCGTGAAGCCGACATGGTGAACTCGCAGTTCGTGACGTCCGCGGAGGTTCAGGCCTACATCAACCAGTCGTGGGCCGAGCTCTACGACCGGATCGTCCTCTTCGACCAGGAATACCTCCTTCGCTACGTCGACATTCCCTCGAGCGCCGCCAGTAGCGAAGGAGAGTTCGACATCCTCAACGACGGACCGACCGGCGTTGTCCGCTCGGTGACCGTCCTGGGCGTCGGCACGGGCTACTCCGACGGCCCCGCGACCCTGCAGCAGGGCGCGAATGTCACGGCCACCGTGACGCTGACCACCTCCGCGGGCGCCATCACGGGCGTCACGCTCACGAGCGCAGGTCACGGCTACACCACGACGTCGCTGAACGTGGACACCGCCACGCTCGCCGTCGTGCAGGGCCTTGGCGCGGGCGGCACCGTGGTCGCCACGCTCGACTCCGACTTCTACAAGTGCAAGGGCGTCTGGGCGTCCGACTCGTCCTCGGGCAGCACGACGTTCTGGAACCCGCTGCGCCGCTACCAGTGGGATCAGCAGAACATCCTGCGGCAGGCGAACGAGTACTACGGCCCAGGCTTCTCGTCGCTCCCGCTCTACCGGGTCTATACCTGGAACGGTCGCGAGAAGATCAGCATCGCCCCCATGATCGGCGGCACGTACCGCGTGTGGTACTACCCCGCGCCGTACAAGATGCTCGTCGGCACGGACCGCGTCGATGGGCGCGCGGGCTGGGACGAGTGGGTCGTGAAGGACGCGGCCATCAAGTGCCTCCTGAAGGAGGAGAGCATCGAGCAGGCCGCCGCCATCAAGGCGGTGCGCGACGAGCTCTTCTCACGCTTCCAACTCCACGCCTCGGAGCGCGACGCTTCGCAGCCCGAGAAGATCCGCAACGTCAACAACCTGAGCCGCCGCGCCTTCCCCTGGAGGTGAGCCATGGCGCAGACGAAGCCGCAGCAGTACACGCCGGCGCCGACCGGCAATGAGACGGTCGACAAGCTGCAGGACGTTGTCCGCCAGACGACGGAGTCTGTCCGCAACGGCCCGCCCAACCAGACGACGGTCAAGTCGCTCATCAAGAACAAGCCCGACCAGGGCGTGGTCTTCCGGCCTGGGCAGACGGTCGACGTCCCGCACAACCTTGGGCGCATCCCCAACGGCTTCAACATCGCGAAGGTGCTGACCAACACGCCGCTCGCGAGCAGCGCGCCGGCTGCGGTGCCCAACCTGCAGCTCGTGCCGGTCGCCGGTCCGCTCGGTCAGAAGATCATGAGACTGCGCTACATCGCCCCCAAGGACGCGGACGGGAATGATATTCTCGACCCCGTTCGACTTCAGTTGGAGATCCGGTGATGGAAGAGCGTGTCGTCAACGTCCCCCTGGTCGGAGGCATCAACGAGGAGGACGATCTCTTCTCCGTGCAGCCGCCCGAGATGCTGCAGCTCGTCAACGTGCAGGCGATCAAGAAGGGGGCGCTCGACACGCGCCAGGGCTTCAACCTCGTCACCAAGAGCGCGACCGTCATCGAGCCGGCGACGGCGTTTCGAGACTCAAGCGGCGCGACGCAACTCGTCAGCCCGGACATCGAGGCGCTCGGCACGTACGCGTCGACGACCGGCACGCGCCCGGTGCTGGCGGCTGGCGGCAAGTTCTACGAGTACGTCGGCACGGACGCGACGCACGGCTTCCGCGAGGTCAACGACCTGCCGGAGTACGTCGGCACGCTCGCGTCGGTGTCCTCGACGGGCGGCAGCATCATCGAGATCGAGAGCCTCCTCTTCGACAACGAGAAGATGCGCATCACCGTCTGGGTGACCGGCAAGCGCACGGGGCAGGAGCTCGCCTCGGACCTGTCGATGCTCGACCAAGTCGACGGCGACGGCAACTCGGTCTACTACTCGATCCAGAGCGTTGCCACCGAGGCATATGTCGTCCCCCCGACGCGGCTCAACAACGCGTCCGGTACGCCTACGACGGCGGCCATCAACCTGCGCCTCGTCGCGTTCCACGGCTCGACGACCTCTCGTCTCGAACCGATGGCGTTCTGGTACAACTACCTCACCGGCGAGGTCGAAGGCTGCCTGTTCGAGCTCGACAGCGGCGCACCCAAAGCGACGACGACGCTGCCGAAGAGCGTCACGCTGCAGAAGACGCACCGCAACTTCGACGCCGTGGCCTTCTACCAGCCGAGCGTGGGTCCGTACTACACGTTCATGTACGCGCTGTGCGAGCAGGACACCGGCAGCAACGCCAACTCGGCGAACGTCGAGGTCCGTATTGCTACGGTCAACGGGACGACCGGAGCCGTCACCTCGGTCCTGACGAACAGCGACATCCTCTACCGCGTGCCGCCGGGGACCGGGTTCGTGCCGTGGGCCAACCGTGGCGTCGTACTTGAGCAGAAGGCGGCCATGACGGCTGTCGGCTTCACCGACTGGACGGCGACCGTGTCGGTGTCCGTGCGCGTCGTGGCGGTCTACTACGAGGCCGGCGTTCAGACGACGCAACTCGATGGGCAGCTCGTCCTCGGGCAGCTTGAGGCAGCCAGGACCGCCGGCGTGTACGGCCTGACCGTGCGCGGGTTCAAGTACATCCCGCTCATCGGCTTCCAGACGAACGACAACCTGTCGAACGTCCTGGCGTCCGCGTCCGCGCCGTACCGCTACAGCGGTTCTCCGCGTACGTCGGTGCCACTGAAGACGAGCCTCGCGTTCCCATCGTTCCTCACGCTGCCGCAGGCCGGCCCGTTCAACTCGAACGGCACCACGCCCAACCGAAACAGCGAATGGACGATTGCGGTCACGCTGTCAGATGGCACCGACCAGACGTATTTCTGCGCGCTAGGGGTTGCGGGCGACGACATCTACACGCTGACGCCGTCGGCGTCCCAGCCGTTCATAGGCCTGACAGGTGGTCTCGACGGCTCGAACCAGCAGTTCGTGCGCATCCGAAACAACTACCCGCGCACGTCGCATCGGTACGCTGGGGACCAGAACATCGCGATGACGGCGGTGCCGTACTTCGCGAACCAGATCAACCTGATCGACATCGAAGCGGCGACCGTGAACACCGGATTCACGAGCAGCCTCTCGCCGTACACCGGCGTGGACGTTCTGGTCGGCGGCGTTGTTGTGGCCACGGCGACCGTCATGGTCTCGGGCGGCAGCATCGTGTCGGTGGCCATCGAGAACCCACTCGCAGGTCCGGGCCCTGGATATACAGCCTTCGCAGGCCCGCCTGGCTCGGTCTCCGGCATCCAGTTCGGCGCCGTAATCGGCCCCGGAACTCTGACCGGCGCGCGAGCGTGGAACCTCACGCAGGCGCTCCTGGCGGACTGTGAGGGCGAGGACATCCCGGATCGCTCGTCCAACCCGGCGCAGACGTTCTTCTACTACGCCGGGCAGCAAGAGCACTGCGTGCATCGCTGGTCGGTTGCGCACAACGACTCGACGGACCTCGTGCTGCTTGCGAGCTGCTCGGCGACACCCGTGACCAACCCACAGGGCGATGAGCCGTTCGGTGCCGCGAGCCCGCTCCGGTACAACAACTTCTGCGAGTTCTACCGCTACACGGCGGAGGCTGTGCTCGAGTACCAGCCGCTCGTGCCGTACACCGGCGGGAGCACGTCGGCGCTCTCGTGCGCCCTTGGCGGACCGTGGCGCGTAGTCGGCGGGCTCGTGGAGGACAACGACAAGTTCTACGCGGCCATCTGCCCCTCGGGCGACGACTCGCAGGCGAGCACCTTCCTTGTGCGCCTCAGCGCCGAGGCCGGCGTGACCATGACCGTGCCGAATGGCGCCGGCTTTGAGCCGTACCCGTCTGCCTCGCAGGTGACGTACACGGGCAACAAGGGCGTCTTCATCGAGGCCGCGAACCTCATGCGCGTGACCGCGCCACCCCTGAACGTGCCGGCACTCCGCGTCACGTCGGAGGGCATGACGATGGGCGCGCTGCGCAACGGATCGTCCAAGGGCTCGCAGGAGTGCTTCGCGCTCGACTACGAGTACGTGGCCACCAACTGGCGCAGCCTACTGCGGATGTCGGACTACACGTTCGTGAACGGCGGCGTGCTCTCCGTGTTCGACGGTGCGAACTGCAACGAGGCTGGCATGTTCATCTGGCCGCAGCGCGACCTCACGAGCATCTCATGGGGAGACGGCGGTGCGCAGCCAAACATCCTCGCGACCGACCCCAACCTGCGCCCGTTCGAGCGATTCACCGAAAACGGTGGCCTGCTGCAGGTCTTCTACCCGCTCTACAACATCACGCGGCCCTACTGGTTCTACGAGGCGGGCTTGTACGGCAAGGATCGCTACGGGCAGGTCCGCACGGGCTGGGGCGGCGACCCGTCGGACAACTACGAGGCCATCTACGCCGACGCCCGCGTCCAGCAGTTCTCCTCGTTCACCAAGCCAGGGGCGACGGCTGGCATCAACCGCTTCGGCGCGCACTACTACGGGCGCTTCCAGAACACGCCGACCGACTTCCTGAACGACGCGCCCGCGGTGCCGCTGCAGAAGGGCAACGAGTCGTACTTCCTGTGGGCGCCTCGAGCTGCGCGCGGCTGGTCGTACCCGGCCAGCGGCACGGTCAAAGGCAACGCAGAAAGCTCGTACACCCAGAGCGAGGCGGGCGGCGACTTCCTGATTTCGTGGTGCTACGAGTACGCCGACGGCACTGGCCGCATGGTGCGCTCGGCGCCCTCGAGCCCTGCGCAGTACACGGTGTGCGCCGAAGTCTTCAGCCAGTTCCCGGTCGCTCGCGAGCAAGGCAGGAAGCGCGCTGGCGGGCTCGTAACGCTCTTCAAGTGGGGCTTCTTCGCCCCGCGACTTGAACTCACGAACCGCCTCTCCGCAGCGGCGGAAGACCCGCGGCGCGTGCTTCTGCAGCCGTACTCCACTTGCGAGCCATTCGCGACGGTGATGTACCGCATGCCGTGGGCGAACTTCCAGAACCCGATCAGCGACTTCGTCGTCCCGCGCAACGCGACGCGCGGCGTCGTCGCACGGGCCGCGGCTCCCTACAGCGGCACCATCGTTGACAACCCGTGCGGCTACGTCGCCCGCAACATCAACGACCCCGCCACGCCTGGGACGCTCGGCGCAAACGCCATCTTCGACGGTCCGACCGGCGACTACATGGGGATGCTGCGCGAGCCGTACCTGTACACGACGGGCGGCGTGCTCGACAACGTGGCGACGCCGGGCTGCAAGGCCATGTGCGTTCACCAGAACCGCCTCGTCGTGGCAGGCGCCGACGACCCGACCGTGGTCTGGTTCAGCAAGGAGCTCTCGCCCACGGACGCGGTCGGCTTCAACGACCTGCTGACCCTGACCATCGAAGCGGGTGGCGCGGTGACGGGCCTCGCCTCGATGAACTCGTCGCTCTTCGTCTTCAAGAAGAACGACGTCTACGTCATCTCGGGCACCATGCCGGACGCCACGGGCAACAGCTCGTCGCTGTCCGAGCCGACTCGCCTGCCGTCCGGCATCGGCTGCATCGACCACCGAAGCGTGCTGTCGACGCCCATCGGCATCTTCTTCCAGTCGACGCGCAGCATCGAGCTCCTGACGCCGGACCTGCAGATTCGGCCCATC